TTAAATAACTTTTCTCATGCTCCCCTGCCCGTGGGGGCGTCCTGGGGGCAATGCTGTTGGCATCTGATTGTTCAGCATGTTGACCTGATCATGGTTCATGTCGCCAATCCACTTGGAGTAAACCTCGTACACCATGCGCGCATCTTCATGTCCCATCTGACTCGCTATGAATGACGGGTTCGCTCCGGCCATCAACGTCCAGCATGCGTAGGTATGCCGTGACTGATAAGGATTCCTTTCGCGGATACTGGCAAGTTTAGTGCCTCGCTTCCAGCCATAGGCAATCGAGTTCTTGGAGAAGTAACTGCCTTTCTTGGACGAATATGCTGTCGGTGAAAAAACGAAGCGAAGAGATTGCTGCTCAGTTTTTCCGATCTCCCGATGGTGAAATCGAATTTCTTGCTTCGGATTAGCGCCGGTGACTTCGTATTGTTCCTTCAGTGCATCCAGAGCAGGTTTAAGCAACGTTATCGTCCTTATTCCGGCATCTGTCTTAGGGGGTACAAATACTCGCTTATTCGTCAAACTTCTGGATACGTGGATTTCACCTTTTACCAAATCAATGTCTTCCCATGCCAGGGCGCATATCTCGCCCGGCCTCATCCCCGTATGTACGGCAACAATAATGATTAATGCCTGGCTACGGGGAAGGGCGGCTATCAGAGCCTGGTACTCATGAAGTAAAAGTGGGTCGGGATCATTTTTAGATAACTTGAGTCGCGACACTCCTTCATAAGGAGCATGCAATATAAACTGGCTTCGGTTTGCGAGCTTAAGCATTTCTGATAAAACTGCCATCTGTTTATTGACTGTTGAGGGCGCGCGGCCCTGCCTGGTCAGATTCGGCATTGCCGGGTTAATAATTGTCCCGGTCAATAACTCCTTTCGGTAATGCAAAATATCGGCATGCTCAATATCTACCAGACGGGTATTTTCTCCGACTACACGCAGTAACGTATTTACGACCGAAGTAAGCGATAGCAGTGTTGCACCAGATACCTCTAAGGCTTTGGTGTCTGTAAAAAAATCACTTAGTTCTTTAAACGTGGTAATTTTTTTGGTTGTGATGAACTTCTTAAGCGCTTTGGATTCCGGGAAACGTTCCGCATAGTCGAACTTACCGAGCTGTATTTCACTTGTTATGAGCGCACGAAGATTTCCAGCTTTTTTGATGTTGCTGCTGTTCACCGTCCAGCCGCGAAGGACTTCGCGGCAACGTTTGCCGCGATAGGTAAATGTGATCCGTATTTTTCCATTATGCAGCTCAACGCCGGTTGGAAAGTCCATCATGCATCCTGTACTAATTGGTTAATCTTTGGATAGTTGTACCAAAGCAGACCTTTAGAATTGTCAGTTTCCCCGAGAGCTGTCAGATGTTTGAAATGCACGCCTTCGATCCACAAATTCAACCGATAACTTTTAATTTGTCTTTCCGACAAGCCGGTCTTTTCTGTTAGTCGCGCTTCAACCATCCACTCTTCGCTGAAAATGAGTTGCGACATACATAACTCCGATGCCGCCAGCCACAACAGTACATGCTGCAGCTGGCTGTAAGTGAAAACCTAAAATCAGTTTTTTGTCAGGCGCTGCCAGATTGCAGATACGTATTTGACCTGATGCCGGGCGTCAGAAAGCGCATTGTGCATGTCGCCTTCAAATGGGATGTCGAAGCGCGGGTTGATACCGACAGATTTACCCAGTTCAACCATGGTCCTTACGTCCCTGTCATTCCAGAACGGAACAGCGAAGGGAGTCTCTGTTAATGCATATGCGCGGCGGAGAATGACGTTATCAAACGAGCATCCATTACCCCACAGCTGAACAGTGTGACTACCGTTAGCAGCATTTTCAGCAATGAAGTCAGCCAGTAGTTCAAGGGTTTCACGCAGCCCCATGGCCTCATCAACCAGAATTGCAGAGCGGGCTTCAGATGATTGTTTCAACCACCACTGAATTGTTGATGCATCCGGTTTCATGCCAAACGACATCGATGATTCAAGACTGACAACCTGGTAAAATTCGGCACCAGTGTTACCAGTTGAAGGATCAAAATATACGGCGCCGATAGAGACTATTGGTGCATCAGGACCGCTGCCCATAGTTTCCAAATCAACCATCAGGTGAGTATAAAAAACGTTCAGGTGATCCGTATCTATATGGTGAACGGGTTCATTATTCAGGGACGCTGGAGGCTCACCAGTTGCATCAGTGCTTTCAACTGGCAAAGCTGCTGCTTCGCCCTGAGGCACATCAGGATTGGCTTTGATTTCGCTGTTGTCAGTTTTTTCCATCTGCACATCGTTGGTGGTTTCCTCGGTATTGGCTTGATGTAATTTTTCTTCGACGGCGCGCTGGCGTACCTGGTCTACGACAGAAAGCGCTGGCGCCGGCTGGTTACCCATCAGGCCATCAATGGAGAAAACACCGTTGCCCATGTTGGCGATTTCTGGTTGCTCGGCTATTGCCTTCTGTTCAGCTGTGGACTTCTCTTTAATCTCGTTTTCCCAGCTTTTTTCTGGTACGTGACCGGCTGCCGCCAGGGTTTCTTCAGTTGGGTGCTGGTGGTCGGTTTCAGTCAGGTTTTTGTTGATGTAACGGCTCAGCAGTTCCGGGAAATGGTGAGTGTTTTCTTCTGCACTACGAATAAGCGCGAAAATAGCTGCGCGGGAATAATCCAGGATGCCAGCGCGTTTGCGCAGGGCGGCGGACCACTCTTTGAACGGACTTTCGTTTTTAGAAATGATCTCTTTTGCACGACGGAAAACGCCACCAGGAATATCGTAGATGTTGAAATCCATTGGAAGTGTGGCCAGCGCAATATCAATGTCCAGAGTATCCAGCGTGTGGACAAGTTGCGTGTTGCGATCGGTCTTATTGCCTCCACCAGCGTTGGTTCCGGAGTCAGTGCGCTGAATCTGCGACACACGATTGCCCTTACACCACTCTTTAACCAGCAGCCCACGGTCAATGTGTTCAGTGTTGAACCAGGCCTTAAAGAACTGAATGACGGTGACCAGTTCAACTCGTTTTCCATCAACTGGAAAAACGGTTTTCAGCGCGCTGACAATCTTCCAGATATCGATCTCTGGCGCTTTCCTGAATGGTTCTACATTCTCGGCGGCAAGCAGCAGGTTCTGCACATAGCTTTTATCCACATCCAGTTCGAGTTCCTGAATAGTTTTCTTCTGCTCAGTATCAATATGGTAAGCATATTCTTCAGAAATAAACTGAGCTAAGAGGCGCTGGCGTAGCGGCAGAGTCGCAACGGTAATAAGCTCTGGCGTTACAGGTGGAGTGTCATGTTCATCACCCGCAACTCGTGCTTTCTTATTATTAACCCACTCCTGAACGATAAGATCCCGCTTTTCTGGTTCTTCAATCCATTCGGTAATAAATTGCTCAAATGAAGCAATGGTATAGACCTGCTCACGGTCAAAAACTTCTTTTATTGCATTTGCCAGCTTCCACTCAACATGAGCAGAAAGCTCTTTCACCGCTGGCACATTCGCAACGGCCTGTAACAGGTTTTGCACATAGAGATCATTTTCGTCCAGTTCCATTTGTCCGATCTGGATGTGCTGCGCTTCACTGATTTCCTTCTCTTCAGTGTCATTGACCAGGTGCGCAATCAGTCGCTGAGACAGGCGCAGGCGAGATATTGGGCGGAGCAACTCTTGTGCATCGCTGGTGGGTACATTGGCACTGGTAGTTTCAGTTTTTTGCTGGCTGCAAGTCTCCTGATTTTCATTATCAGGCTTCTGTTTCAGTTGCCACGTTTGCTGGTCTTCTGCCAGTTCGTAACGATCGCACCATGTGTCATCGAGTGTGCTTTCCTCAGGAAGATCGTCAACAACAAACCAGTTGGTGCGAACTGGTAATTGATAATCGGCACCACGACCGACGGCAATACCATTGTCTTCGAGAATATTGAGGATTTCGCGTTCTGCACGGGAATCTGATTTCGCAGAGAACCAGCAAAACAGGTTTTTTGCCTCAGTTGCTTTCGCTTTGGCTTTAATAAGATACGCATACGTTAACATTGCGTTCGGGCTCCGTAGGATTGTAAGATACCCGGCAGCTGATGATCGCCGCCTAAGGTAGTGGTTATTGGTCAAAACTCGTTCCGGAAAGCTTTGGTCGGCTGACCGGGTACTTAACCCGCCTTGCGCGGGTTTTGTGCTTTATGGGGTAGGTGATTTTCCCTGCGCCAGCTGTGCGACGGGGACCCACTCCAGAGCATTCAGCACGGGCTCAAATGAATCAGGCGTGTGAGTAACGGCGCGAACGACGTCAGCCACGCTGGGGTTTGCTTTGCTAAGGTGGTACCCGCCACCAGCGCCACGCTGACTGATAACAATTTCACTGCTGCGCAACTTCGAGAAAATCTGCTCGAGGTAAGACACAGACAGCTTTGATTCTTTACTGATAGATGCGATGGAAACCGGACTGCCGTTGTAAATCCTGTTGAGGATGGCAACGACCTGAACAGATGCCACCACACGTTTCATTCCAAACTCCATAGTCACTTCCTTACTGATGCTGGCAACAGCCATTGGTCAAACTCGTTATGAACGAACTGCAGTCTGTTGGTCGGCAGACGGGTCGCCCTTCTGTGCGAGCATGTAGCAAATCAGTCGAATGATTACTTCAATGCGATTTAGATGTACGGCCTGACACCGCACTGGTTTACGTGCGAAATCGATCATGGATTTATCCTCTTGCGTTGCCCTTGTCGCCAGGCTGGCGGAACGTTGAACCTGCTGCGTGTTAATGCCTGTCATCTCATCCGGTGATTCGTATGCCGCCGGCAGCTACTTCGTGGGCGTCCTGCCTCGATGACGTTTTCGATAGAATCGATTAAATCATTGGTTTAATGATTGTGTCAATCATCAATTGATATCAAGGCAAACATTTGCTTTATCAGTCGTGAAAAACTAAAGGGAGGGAGGTTCTGACAAAAGGGCGAAAAAAAACCGGCAAACGCCGGTTTCAATGGATGGGAATAAACTCTTAGTTCACATCGTTAGCCTTAAAACGACCACGAAGATATTTCTCAACGTAATCATCAATTTCCTTTAACCGCAGTGCAAAGGTATCGATCATTCGCTCTTGCTCTGCCTCTGGTAGCTGCCTAAACAAGTTAAGCATTTTGCTCTCGTTAGGCTTGAGACCTGAATCTTCTGATACTTTCTCACCTAACAACCAAGTAACGGACACGTTGGCGGCTTCCGCAATTGCTATGGCGGACTTCTTACTGATAACTCCCTTCTTAAACCACCCATTCACAGCTTGAGGCGTAACTCCTGCAATGCGAGCCATATCAGCTTTGCTGATCCCTCGTTGAGTAATTTCTTCTAAGCGGGCTACCAGTTGGTTATTGAGATCGTCAGTGTTTTTCATACACCCATTGTAAATGTTTGGTTTATAGTCGCAATAAATTTAAAGTTTGCAATTGATGTAAATCTATGGTTTATTACTCCCAATTTAAAAAGGAGATAGTTATGACAGCCATTGATAACGCAATTCGAGTAGCTGGCTCAGCCAATAAATTAGCTTGCACGATTGGTGTAAGCGGAATGGCAGTAAGTCAGTGGAAAGCAAAAGGTACTGTTCCTTCGTCACGGGTACTTCAAGTCTTTAGCGCGACAGGGGTTACCCCCCACGAACTTAGACCCGACTTATACCCAAATCCAACGGATGGATTACCTAAGGAGTGACCATGCAAACCATCTCTTTTAAAAAACATACCCCGACGATGCTGAGAACTCAGAAAACAAAAAATCAGTTTTCTGTTTGTCGCCGGGATTGGATGAAGTGCAAAAAAATCTGGGTTGCCGTTCGTGAATGGGAATCGACCTTACCAGGACAGGCACAGGAACGAATCGCCCAGCTGGTGGCTGAAGAGTGGGCCAAAGCAGATGGCCGTGGAATTGCTGTTAATAAGCAGAATTTATTCCGGTATCTGAAAAACGAAGGGGGGTCAGAAAAGTATACGGCTTACGTTATGCAGCTGTCAGGCTCAATCATAGCTGCTATGCCAGTTCAGATTGCCAGGAAGCACGGGTTAAGTAATGCGAGCACAGAAGCGGAGTTGGTGGCAAGCGCTATCAAAGAATGCAGTGAGGCACATCAGGCGAAATTAATCGGCGCTCCGTTACAGAAACTGGAGAAGGAAATTCGTGAGGCGGCAATCGCGTTGTTCAACATGTTACCTGCTGACGCGGCGGGACCACTACTGGCGAGCATAAGCGCCGTAGCGCCGCAATTGTTTTAATCGAGTTTTGACCAATGACCATTATTACTGCAACTCGCGGGGTGAAGTATGCCTAATCCTTTGGCTAAGGCCATGCCTAAGAGTAAGGCTAGTAACGAGCCTTACCGTAAGGTGAAGATCACCATGTGGGATGATCCTAAGTTTCGAGCCTTATCATCACTCCCGCCAAGTGGGCAGAGTCTGTTTATTTACCTGCTTACAGGTCCATTCACAGGGATTATTCCCGGGCTGTATAAGGCGGGAAGGGCGGCTATGGCCGAAGAATTAAACTGGGATGTCGAAGCCTTCGACTTAGCCTTAGGTGAAGCCATAGCGTTAGGTATGGTGGAAGCCGATCTTAAAGCCAGAGTTTTTTGGTTGCCTAATGCGGTGAAACATAACCCGCCAGCATCAGTAAACGTGATCAAATCATGGGCAAGATCGTTTGAATTACTGCCTGAATGTTCACTGAAAGATAAAGCATATGAAGCTCTCAAAGCCGCTTGCTACGGGGTTTCTGACGCTATGGGGATGGCTTTTGATAAGGCTTTCTCCTTGCCTAAGGATAAGGCTAAGTCTTTGGCTAAACCTTTGCCATCAGGTATCCAGAAAGCAGTTAGCAGTAAACAGATCTTAAACCCCTCTCTTAACGCGGGTGCGATGAAAAATTCGAATGGGGAGGAACTGCCATCCCCGGCCATGCCCCGATACCTGGACGGTGTTGATGAACCGATCGGGAAATTCAGCATGGCAGATAGCTGGCTTCCCTCCAGAGACTTCCGACAGCGCGCCGCATCGTGGGGTATCTCCCTACCTGAACCAGATTACCTTCTGACTGAACTCGCAGAATTCACCGCGTATTGGGAGTCGGAAGGGAAAGTTTTTACTCAAATCCAGTGGGAACAAAAATTTGCCCGACATGTAGCCCGGGTGAGAACGCAGGTTAAACCAGAAACCGGAGGTAACAGTCATGTGGGAGCAGGATCAGAACCAAAAGTATCCCGGGCAGTCCAGCAAATTCAGTCAGCACACGCAGAGTGGCGCCGCAGGAATGGACTTGATGGCGACGGAAACAGCCTGGCGACTGTGGCAGGTCATGGGGGAGGTGTATTCGAACCGGTGGACCCAGAAGAACGGTGCGGAGCCTTCGCCTATCTGGATAGCCCAGATAGGTTCGATGACTGAACCTCAAATTCGGCTGGTCTGTCAGCAGTGCATGGAGCGCTGCGCGATGGGAAATACATGGCCGCCTGACCTGGCTGAGTTTGTTTCTCTGGTTTCAGAGAGTGGAGCGAATCCATTCGGACTGACGTCGGAGCAGGTTATGGCGGAGTACCGGCGCTGGCGCAATGAGTCATATCGGTATTCAGGAAGCGATAAATATCCATGGCCTCAGCCCGTGCTGTATCACATCTGCATCGAAATGCGCAGAACGGGCGTTGAACGACAAATGACAGAGGGGGAACTAAAACGACTGGCGGAAAAGTTACTTACGAAGTGGTCGAAGCATGTTGGTAACGGACTAAGTGTGCCACCAATTCGACGTCAACTGGCGGCGCCGCACCATCCGGCGGGACCAACGCCAGCGCAAATACTGATGGAAGAATACAAACGCCGCAAAGCGGCAGGTTTAATTAACTAAAACGAGTATTGACCAATGACCATAGAAATCTCTCAGAAAAACCGGGATACCAAATTCTGGCTGCAACAGACTATTGCAGAGCTTGAACGTGAGCTCGACGTAATTCCCGGCGCTTTGAACGAGGATGCTGCCATGGCGCTGCAGGCTATGAAACTGGCGATGGCGGCTATTGACTCGGAGCAAAAGGTAAACAACCACCCGGCACATGGTCCTTTATCTTTCAATCGCCTGAACCAGATACGCGAAATAGTCAGTCAGGCAGCAGCACAAAGCGATGGCGGTCATCTCGGCTACGCAATGGCTGATGCTGTGAAGGTTATTGATGAGGTGCTGGAACGCCGTAAGGCGGCTGGTTTAATCAACTAAAACGAGTTCTGACCAATGACCAATTATCGTGTTACTCAAAAAGAGATGGTGATTGCTGCTATCAATCATATGCCTGGATGCACCCTACGAGACATTTGTGAATCCCTGGAGTTGACTACCAGCAATGCTGGGAATTTACTACGCCGGCTCACCAAAGAGGGTATTATAGTTAAAAGCCATGAGGGCTGGGAACCTGGATACAGAGTTAAACCAGGGATCAGGGTACCTAAAATTATTTTGCCTTTTATGTTAGAAGAAGAGAGTCCCCCGGAAACCATACAGTTAGAGAAATTAGCAAAAAGCCTCGAGGATAAGGGACTATGGAGGCGTGCTGCGACTGTGTATATCGATATCCTGGCACAGGTCAAAAATTCAAAAGATGTACTGAGAATTGCAGAAAAACGAAACCGTTGCGTAGAGCGTTCCAGAGGCATGAATTAACTTGGCTCATCTCAAGGTGAACTAGCTCAGACTCTACCTGACAGCTTACGTAGCTAGAATGGAATCAAATCTGACCGTCCGCTTTGAGCGAAAAGCGGACATTAATTGAAATACAGTAAGCTTCCAATGGAGCCACCAAGAGCAATCATCGAAAGATGGCGTGTACGTAGGGTACGCTTAAGCGCCTGCGGAGCAGTTTGAGTATTTTGCATAGAATAAAAAAACTTGTGATGGTGGGGCGCTAACAACCAAAACGGGCTGTCAGCGTAAACAGGAGATGGGCAGAAAAAAGTCGTGTCTGGATCGCTAAATCAGAACGTCATCATCATCTCATGCCAGGCCATTCCACCGTGGTCTGATTCTGACGGTTTGATGTACTGGTAACCAAAATGGGCGTACAGATCGACGTGGCGATCTTTGCACATCAGGTGAATGGTTTTTTTGTTCATTGCTTTCATGCGTGCAACAAATTCACGCATCAGTAATGACGAGTATCCTTTTCCCTGGTAATCCGGGTGAACCACGACAGACATAATCACAGCATTGGGGGCGTCCGGATCGTGTCCTACCAGCTCTTTAAACTCTTCGTCAGACATAACGACTTCCCACGCGCAGCCTGCGTTGATGAAACCAATAACTTCGCCGTTCAACTCCATGCACAGGAAACCTTCCGGGTAGCGTTTAATACGGGTGACAATTTTATCGCGCGTCGCGGCTTCATCCCCTTCGTAAGATGTGATTTCAATATCATAGCAACGGTCAACATCGCCAGATGTGGCCAGCCGGAATGCAGGTGTAGACATAGTTGTGCCTCTTCAGAATCATTTTGTTAGGAACATACTATCTTGTTTTAATCCTGCTTTCGCTGCATTTTATACAACATTAAAATGTACAATATTCATTTGTTGTGTTTTAAATAATATCCGGGAAAGAAGAATCATGGTGTTAACGTTGCGCAAGATCGATCTGAATTTATTGCTTATATTCGATTCTCTTTATCGGTATGGAAGCGTGACGGAGGCCGCCAACGAACTTGCACTAAGCCCATCCGCACTAAGTCATGCGCTTAATCGCTTGCGTACATCACTGGACGATCCCTTATTCGTGCGCACTGGTGGAAGCATGGTGCCCACGTCAAAAGCTGAAAGCATTGCAGCAAGTATTTCTGCCGCGCTGGGTAGTCTCTCGTCCTGCCTGCATGAGCCAGAATACTTTGAGCCGGAAAAAAGCCGGGAGAGTTTTACCTTTGCCGCCACGGACTACACTGCCGCCGTTATCCTACCAGGACTAATCGCGAGGGTTAACAGCCTCGCGCCGGGCATAACTATTAAGCTTATCTACTCACGCGATTTTAACGCCGACGAAGATTTGCTTTCAGGCAAAGTTGATTTCGCCCTTGGCTTTGAAGAAGAGCAGAAAGCCCCACGGCGCGGCATAGAGTCCATTACTTGCTTTACTGATGATTACGTGGTTGCAGTGCGACGCGGTCATCCTGATATCCAGAATTCCCTTACCCATGAGCGTTATCTGAGCGCCGGACACGTAGTGGTGCGTCCATGGCTGGAATCACGAGGAGTTATCGATCGTTATCTGGAAAGTCAGCAGGTACGTCGCCGGGTCGTTGTTGAATTGCCAAGCCTGATGATTGCCCCAATCATCGTTTCAAATACCGATCTGGTTATCACGCTCCCCAGGCGAGGTATCTCATCAGTTTTTGATATGAAAAATCTGGTTGTGTTTGCTCCCCCGTTCCCGACACCACAGTATATTCTGAAGGCCTATTACAGCCCGGCGCTCGGTAACTCACCAGGGCATGTATGGATGAAGGAGCAAATTTTGCAGGTTTGCGATCCGTAAAACCCGGTTATACCAGTAAATGCAGTCTGTTCAGGCCATGAAAAAGATAATTGATCGGGTCATCTGTATTGCCCCAAGCTGACTAACAGTTATGTGAATGCCTTTCGCCGTAAAGTAGTGAGATTTACTAATGCTTCTCACGCCGATACTGAGTATCAGGAGTGGCAGTAGACAAACAACGAAATTGCTGGACGTCCGCTTCTGGCACGGAGCGGACATTGGTAGCTTCAACAACATGTCTAGCATTGAGGTGTATTAATCAACGGGAAGCAGGTCAGTTTATTGCGCCAGACCGACTTTAACGAAAGGGCTACCATGACTACGCGATTTTTTGATTAGCTTGCCTACGTATAATTCTCTGATTTCTGGTGATGCGATTCGTCCAACAAATTCTGAACGGTTGGTTTCGGGGGGGATGACCAGTTCCCGGGTAAAGTACTGCTGAGAGCCTGCCTTTAACCAGCACTGTATCTCGTAGACTTCCATCACCAAACCGCCGTATGTGGCGTATGCAAATTGTAGGTTTTCATCTTTTGGTACTTTTGCCCAGACGCCACGCGTAGCTTCATATAATGCAAGTGCACTCATGCCAGACTTATAGGTGCTGTTTAGCAAAAAAGCGAGCCCGGCATGTTCAGGTGCGATTTCCGTCTCTTGCTTAAGAAGGAGATGGTTGAGCTCATCCAGCGTGATTCGCCCCATAAGGGAGCTGCTTCCTCGTACTTTGTTGGTCAGTTCTCCAACACCTAAGAGATCAATACATGTTGCTTCAACAAGCTTCGCGGTTGCCTCATCCATGCCATGGCGTAGTATGTCGATTCCCAGATTTCCTGTTTTTAACAGATGATTAATTCGTTCTGATTTCGGAGAGCCATCATTACACTTTATATGATCAAGACAGCGTTCTGACTTGCCTTTGCCTATATAAAACGGTTTTTTTGATGCATCATCAGTGTCATAAAATGCATAAACATAGAACTTAGCCATCCCTAACGCTTTCGAGTATTTTGAAAAATCTTTCACAACCTTGCTTCCTTAGGACAAAAGTACTTAATTTCCCTATCGGCACTATGGTTCAGAACTTAAGAGCAAAACAAATAGCATATAGATTGACTGACCGGCCCCCACTGATGAATAAGGACCAAAGTTAGCAACGTCCGCGTGTGGCACAGAGTGGACTGTCAGTTTAGGTTTTGCTCTGCAACGTAAGAGTACCTGCTCAGGTGAGAGCTAATACATGTACGGTACATGACTTGAAAACGACATATTTAGCATAGCTTCCTAATTAATAAAGAAGCATGTTTTTCAGTAGTTCCACACCCGCCGTAGCTGTAAAAAAATACTGTGGAAATGATAATTATTTCCACTTATTATTATTTATTTGGGAGAGGACAACGCTATGAATAACAAGGTTTTAGGTGTGGCCATTATTGCTACTTTGTCTGCAGGTTTAGCTTTTAGCACTCATGCAAGTGACACCGTAAGCAAAACTGAGGCTAAGACGTTGGTGAACGGAAATAATAAATTCAAAGTAGTGTATGATATTGATGATAAAGGAAAAGCTATAAATATCAGATTTCCTGATGGAGTAGTTGATGCTGATACCAAGCAAAAACTTACCAAGGAAATGGGAAACTGGACATTCGAAGCTGGAAGCCCAAAGACCGATGTTACATCTATGGTTACTTTAAAAAAATCGTAGATCTATCTCCTTTAAAAAAGGCGGTCATTGCTGACCGCCTGATATATTAAATATTGAACAGTTCTTTGTTCATTTTCGCCATCATTTTTTCATCAATTAACGCTCCAGTCACCGTCATAAGAAGCGCAAACACAGCGATACCAAGAGGTGTAACGGTCAGGAAACTAAATGTGAAAGCAACAGCCATAGAGGCTGCTTTCCCAACCGCCATGCTCTCGATTTTCAACATCGCATCTTTCCATTCCCCGGTTCGGATACCTTTTGCAATAGCATTAGCTAACTGAGAAAGGTCAATAACCTGACTGGTAATGCCAAAGGCCTTGCTAAATTTCTGAAGATTTTTAGCCAGGGCATCTTTATTTACTGACTCGATAGCTTTTGCGATAGCTTCACGATCCTGCACGCTGAATTTACTGTTGATGGCGCTCTTATGTTTTTCGAAAGCGGCCAGCGCTTCATTGACGTTTCGAAGTTTTTTCCCCTTGGCTGATTCTGCCAGTTCTTTTGCAAGGGACGCGTTTTTTGCACCTAACTTTTCAGTTACGTCACCATAAAAATCGCTGACGAGCTTCACAGAATCAACAACCCAAGATTGTTCTTCTTCGGCTTGCTTTTTCTTCTCGGCGTCCCGGTTAAGGATCTGGTTCGCGGTATTTAAAGCATTCTGCGCGGCAGATTTGTCGGACTTTTTACGTTCAACATCTCTTTTTTTCTGATTCTCCTGTGTGCGGTACCAGACAGGGTCAGTCGGATCAAAGATTTCCAGTTCATAAAAAAGATCCAGTTCCTTTTCTGCACGCTGCAGGGCGACTGTTGCCTCATTGAGGCGTTTCTGGTTTTTAGTTACTTCTGCTTGCGCCTTGTTGAAATTATCAACGGCAAGATTCAGTGCTTGCTGAGAGATCTGTAGGGGAGACGGGCCCGGAGTTGGTGCTGTCCCGGTACCGGAGGAGCCGTTACCACCACCGTTATTATTCCCACCATTACCGTTGTTGCCACCCCATGGTACGCCGCTGTCTTTACCGGGTTCGAGTGCATGCACACCATCAAAAGTCGCAGTGATACCATTACCCAGATCAACTGTCATGGAACCGCCATGGCCAACATTTGCACCATTGCCAGATCCATTTATACCGCCGCTTGGCAGGCGCCCACCAGGTCCATTTCCTGTTGGACCTCCTTTGCCAGAAGTACCGTTTACACCACCAGTCGGTCCACGACCACCACCACCAAAAGCATTGTTGTGCGCGTTATCGCCACCATTTCCAGACATAAAAATTCCTCTTTGACGTTTAAAAAACAAAATTTGCAAATAACTGTATAAACATACAGCTCGTGGATTATTGCTTAACGTCAGAATTACAGTCAATTACGAATGCTTATCATTTTTGGTAGGTGTGATGTAAAAAGACCTTCAGTCGGGAAAGGATTAAACCCTTATCTATTAACAGGTTGGGATGGTTTTTTGAAACAGGTGATTGAATGGCAGAAAAATGATTTTTAACAAAATGTGCTGCTAAATTGTTGCAATCAGATAATGATGGGGAGATAATGCTGTATGTTTATACAGTATAATAAGGAAGGGTTATGAAGATAGAGGTAACCGGTGATCATCAAAAAAAACTGGCCAAAAAATCAGTATGTGAGCTGAGACAGAACGTTACTTGTTGTTCTTTTACCTCCGTTCGTTATCTGAGTAGTTGTAGTGCAAATCCTACAGGAAGAGGTGAGACGCCAGAGGCTGGTTTTACCAAGCCACAGTAATGAATAAATGGACAGGCATTAGAAAGGGGATTTGCAGTGGTAATGATCAACAGTGTTTCGCAAAAAGGTTACGTAGTCATCCGATGCCATGATGGTGTCATCGTGGCCAGACTGCCTTCATTTCCGGAATGTACCCGGGCTCTTATGTACCGGCGCGGAGATGTTGCTTCGTTTGTACCGCTCCAGGACGATGAGATTATTGGTACACCAACCTTCTTTACAGAAATGCTAAAAAGAGCGGGTTATCGTGTCACGCAAAAATCTGATAGACTCTCGTCATAGGCCTGAACAACCTATACCTGCTGCGCCACTGGAGATAAACCATGGCGCAAAATCAAATCCAAAATACCCATTCACTGACGTTAACCAACGCCAGCGATTTTCTTTTTGCCGCATCCAGAGGTGCGTTATGAAGAAAAGCTGGTTTCAACATACTCAACTCACCACTGAGCAGGCTGACGAACTGGAAGCCCGCTATCGCGCAAAGCAGATAAAGACCGAGCGTAGTCTGGATAATGACTTCATTCACTGGACGATCAGCGCGTTCTTGCCAGAAGCATCTAAGCCTCCGCGTCAGGAGAGAACCTGGCAACAACGGATCTGGAGGTGAATGTGAAAGTCTACGATATCACCCCAATGGGCAAGCCCAGAATGACGCGCGCTGACAAATGGAAAAAGCGCCCTGAGGTTCTGCGTTACCGGGCTTTCTGTGATGAAGTTCGTCTGCAGGGTGTTGAGCTGCCGGAAAGCGGTTCACATGTCACCTTCATTATTCCGATGCCAGCAAGCTGGAGCAAAAAGAAACGGGCTGAGTTCAACGGTAAACCACACCAGACAAAACCTGATTTCGACAACATGATGAAAGCCCTGATGGATGCCATTTACGAAGATGACGCTCACATCTGGGATTCACGCGTCACTAAATTATGGGGAGAGAGGGGACAAATAATTATCGGGGAGATAGCAGAATGAGGGCGCTGCTTAAACCCGTGGTTGCACGTGAGCTTGGAATCGTGCTGCTCAAGCCGGGCAGTGAGCTGATGTCATTATTCAGTTGTGAGCGAGTGCTGGTGGAAAGCCAGCCGGCAGGCATGGAACGGTTGCCTGCTGGCCGTGTTCCTGACGTTCGCCAGCCGCTGGCCAGTGACGAGTCCCTGTGGCCGTTCTTCCTGGATGAAGAGGTTATGAAGGCTGCTGGTGGTTTGAGTGGCCTTGATTACTGGCTTCTGCGTTATGGCGGTAGCTGCTGCCAGTGGCCGCACAGCGATTACCATTATCACGAGTTAACCACTCTGCGTCATGAACCCGGATCTGTTCTTCTGTGTGGGTATTGTGATAACCATTTGCGTGACCACTACAGCGAGCAACTTGCAGAACTGGCGAGACGTAATGTTATTAACTGGATTATCAACAGCATCATGGTGGCGCTTAATCAGGATCCGTCTAGAGAACTGTCGTTGGCGGAGCTTTGCTGGTGGGCGGTACGTATGGGAGTTACCGACGCAATTTCCGAATCAGTAGCCGGACGGGCGCTTCGTATTCCTTCAGAAGAGCATCAGTCAGTCATGCGTGAATGCGATATCGAGCCGGGTGTGACCGCCGCGAGCATCATTGCAGCTAAAGCCAGCACAGTAAACGTGAAAATGCCACCAGCGCAGGTACCAGCGGTTAAGCCCGTTGTTGGTGTTCTGGTCGATCCTGAATCCCCGCAAACTTATATGAAACGTCCAAAGCGGATCCGCTGGAAGGCTCCCAGATATCTGGCATGGATTAAAACTCAACCCTGCGAATGTTGTAGGCGACCGGCAGATGATCCGCATCACCTGATTGGCCATGGACAGGGGGGGGTGGGAACAAAGGCGCACGACTTGTTTGTTATACCACTGTGCAGAGAACATCACGATGAGTTGCATGCTGATCCTGTGGCATTTGAAGCGAAGTATGGTGACCAGTTGATGCTTGTTTTTCGGGTTATAGATCGTGCGCTGGCAATCGGCGTACTGGCATGAATAGAGGAGATAACATGCGAGATATTCAGATGGCTTTAAAACGATGGGGCGGTTGGGCCGCTAGTGATAGTTCAGGAGTGAACTATTCTCCAGTAGCAGCAGGATTCAAGGGGCTGTTGCCCCAGACATGCAAAACCAGATTGTCTTGCAGTGATAACGATGGGTTAATTATTAATTGCGCAATGACCAGACTTAAGAAACATGATCCTCTTTTGTGTGTGATGCTTGAATGGTATTACGTCCATTGTATTCCCGTTCGTGTTATGGGGAAAAAGTTGGGAATTTCCCATACGCAAGTATTAAAGCGACTGCAGGCTGCTGAGGGTTTTATTGAAGGTTGCTTGGCGATGGTGGATGTAACTCTGGAGATGGATATAGAATGCCCGAGAAAAAAATACTGGCACATATAAAGCAAAAAGGGTTGTGGAATTCCAAAAAGCTATTTAGTCTGTTAAGTATTGTTATTTCGCACCGCAATTTATAATAACATCTGCTTGAATTTGCAGTGTTTTCCAGATGATACTATGATTCCTAGCCCCTGCTTTCAAGCTGGGGCCAGCAGGATGCGGCAAACTAACAGATTAGATGAAAAGAAGTATAGTCACTATCAGCGTGCAGCATGAGCTCTTAAGACCTGTCAGCCAGTCGTTTAGATAGATTTTCGGATACATATGAAACTCTCCCTGTTTTTAAATTCTCTTTTCTGATTCCAGAAGTCAGGGTGAGCTACAAGTCATGAGAGATACACGTTCGCTGCAGATGGGCCTCGTAGACCATTTATTCGACAAAACTCAACGCGCAATCCGGGAAGGAGTACTTCTGAGTCACGGAGATTTAGAGCTGAAATGTGAAGCTGAACATCTATGCGACCATCGGAGGGGGAGATTAGACCTTTACCGCTTTTGCAGTCAAAGGCTGTGACAATTCCTGTCATTTTACGAGACAAAAAAATTCCTTAAAGCTAATAACGAGTTGCACTATACACATGCCCGTAGATAATGCCAGAAATATTTTCCGGCCATTGTGAGGTCTGGATGGCTAAAATAAACATTGATTATTACATACGCCCATGCGTTAATGATTGCGTCGGTTTGAAGAACAGACAAAATACAAAGTAGTTTACTAAAGCAGTTCTCATTTCAGGTGTTGTATATTTATCCCTTCTTTGAGTCTCTCCACTAAGCGCTAAGTAGTTTCTGTAATAAAACCATGTTCGCCGGAAGGCCAAATTAAGGAATAAAAATGTCTAATAAAATGACTGGTTTAGTAAAATGGTTTAATGCTGATAAGGGATTCGGTTTTATCTCTCCTGCTGATGGTAGTAAAGATGTGTTTGTACATTTTTCTGCTATCCAGAGCGATAATTTCCGCACCTTGTTCGAAGGTCAAAAAGTTTCATTCTCCATTGAGAATGGTTCTAAGGGTCCGGTTGCTGGCAATGTAGCGATCACAGAGTAAAATCCTTTTTGTCTGTATGCGATAACGATGACGGCTAAAGCCTGAGTAGACATACTGACAGAAGTAAAGGATGTATTGTTGGATCAGTAGAGTTAAAATTTTACTGATCTGGCATTAAAGGCAACGGTGAGCATATTTCATCTCAATCTTGAATGAGAAAGTATACTGACCATTGTCGTTGAGCGTAGATTCACTGCACGAAAAGTCTAACGGTCAGAGACTGACTACTTGATTTACACGATAAAGTACGCAAGGGGATGGTTTTCCCAAATATCACAATAATTGCTATTCATTGAATATGAAAATACAAAACCCGCAGCCAGCGGGTTTTTTATTATCTGTAACTTGAATAATCTTAAAATACAGATGTAGTGATTCTGTGCGAGAAACGGTATCTCAAACAGATTCAGGCTGCTTCTTTTTGATTCGTCTGGAATACTTTATTGCAATGAGGACAGATTAAAAGGGAACCTTTTTGTACTCTTGAAAAACTGTGTTCAGATTGCTGGGTACAGTTTGGGCAGGTGCATTTGACAAGATAGTTACGGCGTGATTTAGAGTCTTTACGTTCTGACATAGGCTTTTCCTTGATGGATGGACTTCAACTTTACCTTAATTTGCCCAGGAAATCTTAATTTTATGAAAAGATAGGGGGCTGATAAAAATATCGGTGACTGAATTGATATAGCCATTAGTAAGATAACGCACATAGATTGATTGTAATGAGTCACCGAGAAGATAGTAGTTTGCGGTGAATAGCACTAAGAAAAAGTCTCGTAAAGAACCTGAGTATGAGAATGCCCCTATCTGAGAAAACGGACAGTGACCTAATGGGACGTCTCACCCTTGTCCGTTGTGTTTTCTTGCACAAACAGCATATGAGTCTTCCTTTACAATATGATTTTTAGTTATTGGGGGGAGATATGAAGGAAGGGTATTACTGGATTCAGCATGTCGGTGTTGTACAGGTAGCGTACTACACGAATGACACTGTTGATGATCTGGAATCGGGTAAAACAATTACAGGTGTCTGGCATCTGACGAGAGGTGATGACATTTGCCATAACGGTGAAGCAGAGGTGTTAGAAGGTCCTCTCACCCCACCTATGTAAACAATCCTACTTACTTTGAGGCTGCCGCATGGCGGCCTTTTTCATTTCAGGCTCACGGGTATCACTCACTACGTGCTTTGTTGATAAATCCAGCCCGTGAAGCCTGACCCTCTTGAAATCATAGGGCTATTTGTTTGCAGATTTGCTTTATCGGTCCTAATGTTAAAGAGCATTTAGTAAAAGCTCTCGTTTGAAGTTGTTGTGATGAATCCCCCTAAGCGGAGGGGTGAAACTGACAGTAAACAATGTCAAGGAGTGACATGCAAAGTGCTCACGGGTCATGGTTTGTCAGCCAAAGGCCCACCGGGAGGCACCCGGCATCGCGTTAACGCTTCAGTAATGCAAAATGCTCCTTTTCTGGCCCGTTCATTCGAACGGGCTTTTTTATTCCCTTTCCACATAACGCCATCCGAAGAATCGGAGGTGAGGCTATGACCAGAATGAGCACCATTTACAGCAGACTTTCATATGGAACAGGCACCACGCTGACCGGCTGCGGTGTATCAGCGAAGGCATATGCCGAAACAGCTAAAACAGCAAAAGAGGTGTCCTGGATGTTGGCCGACAGAATTGCAGGGCTAAGCCTGAGCGACTGGGCAATTATTGTCGGTATCGCATGCACTGTTATCACTTGTGCAGTGAACTGGTATTACAGGAAAAAGGAAAGGGAGGACCGGCTTAATGGCAATGTCACCAAAGCTGAAGAATAAACTGAGCGCAGCGGTCGTTGGTTTGATTCTTACCGGGGCTTCTGCACCTGTGATTCTCGATCAGTTTCTGGATGAGAAAGAGGGTAACAGCCTGACGGCATACCGCGACGGCGGTGGACTCTGGACCATTTGCCGTGGCGCCACGATGGTTGATGGTAAGCCGGTAGTTCAGGGTATGAAGCTGTCTGCTGAGAAATGCGCTCAGGTAAACGCTATTGAGCGTGATAAGGCGTTGGCGTGGGTTGACCGAAATATCAAAGTACCACTGACCGAACCACAGAAAGCGGGTATCGCGTCATTTTGTCCTTACAACATCGGTCCTGGAAAATGTTTCCCTTCCACGTTCTATAAGCGGATCAATGCGGGCGACCGTAAAGGTGCCTGTGAAGCGGTCCGCTGGTGGATTAAAGATGGTGGCCGCGATTGTCGCCTGACCAAAGGCCAGAAAAATGGCTGCTATGGTCAGGTAGAACGGCGCGACCAGGAAAGCGCGCTGACGTGCTGGGGGATAGACTAGTGAGTCTGCGCTATCAGTTCATTGTTATTTCGCTGCTGGTGGCCGTCGCATTCATCGCAGGTAGTGTATGGAGCAGCCGCGGTTGGGAAAAGAAGTGGGCCGAGCGTGACAGCATGGAATCATCGCAAACAGCGAATGCACAGACTGCAGCCCGCATGATTGAACAAGGGCGCATAATTGCCCGTGATGAGGCTGTAAAAGATGCACAAGCACAAGCCGCTAAATCTGCTGCCACTGCTGCTGGCCTGTCTGCCACTGTTAACCAGTTGCGCACCGAAGCAACAAAGCTTGCCACCCGCCTGGACGCCGCAAAGCACACCGCAAATCTTGCCGTTGCCGTCAGAAGCAAAACAGCCGGAGCCGACGCCTCTGTGCTTGCCGACATGCTCGGAAGCCTTGCAGAAGAAGCTCGATACTATGCTGAGCGCGCTGATGAAAACTACCGGGCAGGAATGACATGTGAGCGGATTTATGAGTCCGTAAAAATACAAACAATGAACCGTAGAGAAAAATAATAGATCTATAAATTAAGAAGTTGACGGTTTTCGTGGATAACTTTGTAAATTTTTACTATGAGGGAAATACGACTCTTCCTTGAGTCAAAATCCCTGACAACTTAGGGTGATAGATAAAGGTCTTACGCAGCATGACATAACTTTCGATTTAAGCTATTTAAATTAATTTTTATGGTCAAACCCGCTGAGATTTACTTACAAAACTAAACCTTGCTATGTCTGGTTAATCATGCGTTAATGAATGTCTGGTTTGTAACAAATTTATCTGAAGCAGTCGCTGTAATAATTTTACTCCTTGTTCCTGTTGAGATTTCCTTGTTAGCTTTTCTCTCTGATAATTTTTTTTCGGACCATTCTGCCCAAGGGCTTACTCAATAAAGGTAATGTTTATGTCTAATAAAATGACTGGTTTAGTTAAATGGTTTAATCCTGAAAAAGGTTTTGGTTTTATCACTCCAAAAGATGGTAGTAAAGATGTGTTTGTTCACTTCTCTGCTATCCAGAGTCATGATTTCAAGACGCTGAATGAGAATCAGGAAGTTGAATTTAGTGTTGAACAGGGACCTAAAGGTCCCACGGCAGTTAATGTCGTGGCTGTATAAGGTAACTGTTATTACTAATAATATTCACTTCAGATGCCCGTGTTGCCACGGATCTCAGTACCGAACGTCAAATTTTGATGTTACTGAAAAAAATCCTTTCGGAGCAAAATGTATTTTTTGCAAATCAACAATGATTACATTTGATAATATTGCACTGTACATTCGTTCTGGTCAGACTTCGTTAGATTTCAGAAAATAAATTTCAGGCTCCTTATGGAGCCTTTTTTGTATGCTTAACAGCTCATTTATGTAAGAGCCATCACGGTATAATTATGAAAAAAGTAATTGTTTTTTTTAACTCGGAACCGGCAGTAGTTGTATCTGTAATGAAGGGTATTACGACGATAATGCGTGAGTATCCCAATGGAGAAAAAGCTCATCTATCCGTGATGTCTGCGGGATTTCCATCTCTGACTGGAGACCATAAAATAGTTTATGTGGCTTCTGATCGTGATGTGACTTCCGAAGAGATTCTCGAGGCTGCATCGAAGCTTTTGAAATGAGACCTGGTTGTTTCGTGATCGACCCAGATTTTAGTACAGTGGTTTGTGGGTTTGCGAGCTCTATTGCATAAAAATTATACTGCAACCTCTTGATAATTGAGTATTTCCATTCTATCTTTTAAACATGTCAGCGCTTATAAAATTGCTCCAGGGCAATGTACCATGCCTGGCGTTGATACGTTAGAGATCAAGAGAGGTAAACAATGAACATCGAAGAATTAAAAAGAAAAACTGAAACAGATATTTCTGAATTTATCACCAAAAAAATTATGGAACTCAAAAAAAAGACAGGAAAAGAAGTTTCCGACATCCAGTTTACTGCTCGTGAAAAAATGACTGGGCTTGAAAGCTATGATATTAAAATTACTTTAATCTAATTGTTAAAAGACTCAATTTGAGTGAAAAAGCATTATCTTAAAAGGTAATGCTTTTTTATTTCTGTCATAAAACTTTGAACGTTGTCAAAGCCTTCACTTCTAATTATAGATTTTCTGGTTACCTTTTAACGTGTCCTCCCGGCGGGGCGGCAGCGGCGCGGGATTTGGAGCATTTTTGATTTTTCACGCAACCATGTCAGCATTTGATGCTTATGACGGTAACACTATCCCCGAATACACTGGGTTGGTTGTATTCTCTGATCCAGAAGAACACAGTGTGCTTCAACTTGACTGAGCATGCATTACAGCAGGCATTCACTGAGCGCTTGCTGTAATGTTAAACATTAAAATTTGTATTTATTTCTTATCGTTACAATCAGGGATCATCCTCAAAAGAGTGTTATCTTTCTGGACGTAGTGATGAAATAACGCTGCACCAGCATGCGCTGCGATTAAAAAATATCCGATGTTTGCCAGTGTTTCGTGAATATCTTTGATAAGTGATTTTGCTTCCTCGTCAGGAGTAACGAACGATACAACGTTAAAACCTAAGAAACTCCAGTCCTTTCCACCGTAAGCCATAATTGCAATACCTAATAATGGTAGAGCCAAAAAAGAAATGTACAGCAGGATATGCATTATTTTAGCCGCCATCATCTGCCAGGCTGGTGAGGGGGGAATGATGGCTGGGTCATGATACTTATGTTTAATAATTAATCGTATTATCATTAAAAACCAGACAAACACCCCAACATTATAATGTGTTTCTTTCATGAGAAGGTAGGTGTTGCTGCCTTTGGGAAACCAGCCACGAAGCTCCATAGCTGCATAGGTTATCGCTATTAATATCAGGGTTAGCCAGTGTAAGCGAATCTGAAGTTTTGAGAATTTGACCATTATTCTTGCCTCAAACAGTGTGTTACATCGAAAATAAAGCATGAAACTTAACAAATCCTTATTTTCGTTGAGAGATTAAGAATCTGTTATTCCATTGACCGTATGTGAATGTTTTGATAATCATTCTCATTTTTTTGGGGCTTTTCTGGTAATCCTGGTTGTTACGGGGCGGCGACCGTGCATATTCTCGCTATTTATGAATATTCTCCGCTATTTACCGTTTCCGTTTATCTATCCGAGTACAACACAATTTGTTTCTAACAAACAGGACGATGACGATGCCACCACGCGCTAAACGCCCATGCCGACACAAGGGATGTGCGGCAATCACCAACGATGCCAGCGGGTATTGTGAACAACACATGCAGCAGCATGCCGGTGATGGCTGGCGTAACTACCAGGCAGGAAAGAGCAGGCAGGATCGAGGGTACGGTCGGTCCTGGGAAATCATACGGGCGCGTATCCTACAGCGTGATCAATACCTGTGTCAGAATCATCGCCGGCAGAAGATAGCGAAGAAAGCGACCAGCGTTGACCACATCATCCCAAAAGCTCATGGCGGTACTGATGACGATTCCAATCTTGAGTCGTTGTGCTGGGAATGCCACAGAGCGAAGACAGCAAGAGAGCGTATCCGATGAGTTATACCTATTGCACGTACTGCGGTTCACGGCTTCATACATACGCGAACTGTCCCAAAACATGGGGTGGTTCATCCCGCCGCGCCAACCTGCGCTGCAGCTATTGTGGGCAGTCAGGGCATAACTCTAATGCCTGTCCGCACAATGCGAGCAGCGGTCGTCGGTGCAACCTGAATAATGATTTCCATCTTGATTGATGCCCACACAGGCCAGGGGGTAGGGGGGATCAAATCCCTGACCCCTTTCGCCTTTCAGGACTGCCCGCTTCCTCGTATTTTTATACCCGCGAAAAATGAAATTTAACCAGGAGTGTCGCTTATGGCTGGAACGGCGGGGCGTTCCGGGCGTCGCCCCAAGCCAACGGCGCGCAAGGAGCTGGCAGGGAACCCCGGCAAACGAGCCCTGAATAAAGAGGAACCTGTATTCACACCGATTAAAGGTGTGGCACCACCTGACTGGTTTTCTGAGGATGATGGTCTGCCAATGGCGGCCGTCATGTGGGAACTGACCACGAAAGAATTATGTGGACAGGGATTACTGTGTGTTACCGATCTTGCCGTACTTGAGCGCTGGTGTGTTGCATATGAGTTCTGGCGCAGGGCGGTTAAAAATATCGCCAGAGATGGGTTGTCTATCACTGGTGCTATGGGGGGGAAGATAAAAAACCCTGAGCTAACCGCAAAGAAAGAGCAGGAATCGGAGATGAGCTCTACCGGCTCCATGCTTGGCCTTGATCCCAGCAGTCGACAACGCCTAATCGGCCTTGCCGGACAGAAGAAAACCTCTAACCCATTCCTGAAGATGATCAACTCATGAGCCGGAAATCGTACCCCAACGTAAACGCCGCGAATCAATACGCCCGCAACGTTGTGCGGGGGAAAATTCCGGCGTGCCAGTTTGTCATTCAGGCCTGCCAGCGTCATATCGATGACATGGCGGCTGAAAAGAGTAAGAGATTTCGTTACCGCTTCGATAAAGACATGGCAGAAAAGGCCGCGAAATTTATCCAGTTGTTGCCACATACAAAAGGAGAGTGGGCATTCAAGCGGATGCCGATCACTCTGGAGGCATGGCAACTGTTTATTGTGTGCTGCGCCTTTGGCTGGGTCCAGAAAGGGTCGAAGATTCGACGATTTCGCGAGGTTTACACGGAGATACCGCGTAAAAATGGGAAATCAGCTATTTCGGCAGGTGTGGCGCTGTACTGTTTTACCTGTGATAACGAGTTTGGCGCTGAAGTATATTCCGGGGCCACAACTGAAAAACAGGCGTGGGAAGTATTCAGACCAGCTCGTCTGATGTGTAAGCGCACCCCGCTGCTGGTGGAAGCGTTCGGGATTGAAGTTAATGCGTCCAACCTGAACCGGCCAGAAGATGGCGCGCGTTTTGAGCCGCTGATTGGTAACCCTGGCGACGGCGCTTCACCGCACTGTGCGATTGTTGACGAGTACCACGAACATCCCACAGATTCGCTCTACACCACTATGCTGACGGGTATGGGGGCGCGGCGACAACCACTAATGTGGGCGATCACGACGGCGGGTTACAACATTGAGGGTCCATGTTACGACAAACGGCGTGAAGTGATTGAGATGCTGAACGGCACAGTACCGAATGAGGAATTGTTCGGCGTGATATACACCGTCGACGAGGGGGATGACTGGACCGATCCTAAAGTGCTGGAAAAAGCTAACCCGAATATGGGCGTGTCGGTCTATCGTGACTTTCTCCTCAGCCAGCAACAGAGAGCTATTAATAACGCCCGTCAGGCTGGTGTATTTAAAACTAAACACCTCAACATCTGGGTTGCAGCCCGTGCCGCTTTCTACAACCTGGTTTCCTGGCAGAACTGTGAGGATAAGACACTTACGCTGGAGCAATTCGAAGGACAGCCATGTGTTCTGTCTTTCGACCTGGCGCGCAAGCTGGATATGAACAGTATGGCGCGGTTGTTCACCAGGGAAATTGACGGCAAGACACATTACTACAGCGTTGCTCCCCGCTTCTGGGTTCCCTACGACGCAGTATTCAGCGTTGAAAAGAACGAAGATCGTCGTACTGCGGAGCGATTTCAGAAATGGGTTGAAATGGGACTGCTTACAGTTACTGATGGCGCTGAAGTTGATTACCGCTACATCCTTGAAGAGGCCAAGGCGGCAAACAAACTCAACCCAGTCAGTGAGTCACCGATTGACCCGTTCGGCGCGACGGGGCTTTCACATGATCTGGCTGATGAAAGCCTTAATCCGATCACTATCGTTCAGAACTACACCAATATGTCTGATCCGACGAAGGAGCTGGAAGCCGCCATTGAGTCAGGCCGCTTTCATCACGACGGGAACCCGATTATGAGCTGGTGTATCAGCAACGTCGTCGGGAAATATTTGCCCGGTAATGACGATGTGGTTAAACCCATCAAAGAGCAGAACGAAAACAAAATCGATGGCGCGGTTTCGCTGATTATGGCAATCGGACGGGCAATGTTGAATAGCCGGGCGAGTAATTCATCCGTTTACGACGAGGAAGATGTAGCATGCTAATGACGTTATTAAGTTTTTTTATCGGCCTCGCCGGAGCCGCATTACTGTCTGCCGGTGCCTGGCTTATTTCACCTGCAGCCGGGCTTATTACTGGCGGTTCAATCTGCCTGCTGTGGTCATTTTTAATCGCGAAATCAATGTCTGCCAGCGTAATTAAATCAGGGGGTGAATAATGTTCATTCCCCAGATGTTTCGGGGTAAATCTCAGTCTGGTGGTAGTTTCTGGCAGGCGATGCTGGGTGGTGTGAGTTCCAGCCAGAGCAAGGCGGGGATCATTATCACTTCTGAAACCGCAATGGCGTTATCGGCGGTCCGGGCATGTGTAACGCTTCTGGCAGAATCGGTGGCGCAACTGCCGTGTGAACTTTACAGGCGAGGCGCTAACGGAGGCCGTGAACGGGCGACTGACCACCCTGTTTATGATCTGATTCATTCCCAGCCCAACAAAAAAGACACTTCATTTGAATACTTTGAACAGCAGCAGGGCCTGCTTGGTCTGGAGGGGAATTGCTACTCGATCATCGACAGGGACGGGAAAGGTTATCCCCGCGAATTAATCCCGGTTAATCCCCAAAAGGTCATTGTCCTGAAAGGCCCGGATGGGATGCCATATTATGAACTACCCGAAATTGGCGAAACGTTGCCAATGCGCATGATGCATCATGTGAAGGTCTTCTCACTGGATGGCTATATCGGCAGTTCCCCAATCCAGACGAACGCGGATGTTCTTGGGCTAAACCTCGCCGTGGAAGAGCATGCTTCTCAGGTCTTTCGCCGGGGTACAACGATGAGCGGCGTTATTGAGCGTCCAAAAGACGCTCCGACGATCAAAAGTCAGGATGCTATCGACCGCCTGCTGGCAAAGTGGACGGACAGATATTCCGGCGTCAGAAACGCCTTCTCTGTTGCATTGCTTCAGGAAGGGATGAGCTACAAACAGCTATCTCAGGATAATGAGAAAGCGCAGCTGTTACAGTCCCGTCAATGGGGCGTGGAGGAAGTGTGCCGGCTCTATAAAATCCCGCCTCATATGGTGCAGATGCTGGCGAAAGCCACAAATAACAACATTGAGCACCAGGGGCTGCAGTTTGTGATGTACACGCTGTTGGCCTGGCTGAAGCGTCATGAAGGCGCATTAATGCGCGATCTGCTTTTACCCAGCGAGCGCGGTGATCTGTACATTGAATTCAATGTTTCTGGCCTGCTGCGCGGGGATCAGAAGTCACGCTATGAATCTTATGCATTAGGCCGCCAGTGGGGCTGGTTATCGGTTAACGACATTCGCCGCATGGAGAACCTTCCACCCATCGCCGGAGGGGATAAATACCTGACGCCTCTGAATATGGTCGACAGTAAACAAATCTTACCTGGCGATAACACGCCAACAGCAAAACAACTGGCAGAAATCAACTCTATTCTGTCCAGAAACTGAATATCACCCGCAGTGCGGGCTGACCTGGTAAACATCATGACAAAAAATTTAATTAATCTGCCGCATCTGGCGGCTATGGTCTTTGGTGTTCCACATTACGTGACACGACAGACAATGGATTCTGTAAAAGCTGTGCTGGTTCCCCGTATTCAGGGATTATCAGAAGAGGCTGGAATTCACATGACACAGGATCCTGATAACAATCAGGCGCCAGATTTGGTTCAACCAGCTGGTGGAATGGCTGTTATTCCTGTTCACGGCATTCTGGTTCCACGTCGTGGGCAAATTACTGCAATGTGTTCTGAACTTACCAGCTATGAGCGCATACGTAGCCAGGTGCATGCTGCATTAAATGACCCTTCCATCAGTGAAATTGTGCTGGATATAAATTCTGGTGGTGGTGCGGCGGTTGGATGCAAGGAACTGGCCGATTATATTTTCCAGTCACGTCAAACTAAGCCTATTACTGCAATTGTGAACTACAGCGCCTATTCTGCGGCTTACTTTATCGCTTCGGCCTGCAGCAAAATTGTAGTCAGCCAGACCAGTGGAGTCGGCTCGATTGGAGTGATCATGGAACACCTGGATACTTCCAGGATGGAAGAGCAAATGGGGTTAACATTCACCACGATTTTTCGGGGAGATAACAAAAATAACGGTACACAACATGAGCCACTGAGTGAAGACGCTCGGGGAATGTTCCAGAGGATGATTGATGATATGTACGAGACGTTTATTACCTCTGTAGCGGAATACCGGAATCTTGCCCCTCAGACGGTGATTAACACGCAGGCCGGAATCTATTTCGGCGCTGATGCCATTTCTGCTGGTCTTGCCGATGAAGTTTCGGATCCTCAGTCCGCAATTAATGCCATTGCGGCAAAGTACAAACAACCTCAAAGAACCACTTCCATAAAGTTGCAGGCAGCCGCGATGGACCTGCAAACAAGAATGTAACCCGGCGCTAACGCGTCATTACCAGAAAGCAGCCTGTTGGCTGCTTTTTTTATGCCAAAAAGAGAGAAAACTATGCCACAGATTGAAGAATTACGTCGTCAGCGTGCGGGTATTAATGAACAGGTACAGGTCCTGGCCACGATTGAAACTACCGGTGGAACGCTGACAGCGGAGCAGTTAACCGAATTTACCAGCCTGCAGCAGCAGTTCACGGATATCAGCGCCAAGATTGAGCGTCTGGAAGCGGCTGAACGTGCGGCTGCGCTTGTCGCCAAACCGGTTAAAGGCACACAGCAGTCTCCAGGTATCAGCATTAAGGCTGAGCCAAAGCAATATACCGGCGCAGGCATGACCCGTCTGGTGATGTCGATTGCGGCAGCACAGGGTAACGTCCAGGACGCTGCAAAATTTGCAGCTGAAGAACTGAATGACCAGTCTGTCTCGATGGCCATCAATACTGCCGCTGCGTCAGGTGGCGTTCTTATTCCGCAAAACCTCCACAGTGAGGTGATCGAACTGCTGCGTGATCGCACCATCGTTCGTAAGCTTGGCGCGCGCTCCATTCCGCTACCGAACGGCAATATGGCGCTGCCGCGTCTGGCCGGTGGTGCGACGGCGAGCTACACCGGGGAAGGCAAGGATGCGAAAACATCAGAAGCGCGCTTCGATGATGTGAAACTCACTGCGAAAACCATGATTGCGATGGTGCCAATCTCCAACCAGTTGATTGGTCGTGCTGGCTACAACGTAGAGCAGCTGGTCCTGCAGGATATTCTGACCGCGATTTCTGTTCGTGAAGATAAAGCCTTTATGCGCGATGACGGTACTGGTGATACGCCTGTCGGTATGAAAGCGCGGGCAACTGAGTGGAACCGCCTGCTGCCGTGGGAAGCTGTTGCAGAGGTTAATCTTCAGACGATTGATACCTATCTCGACAGCATCATCCTGATGGCTATGGACGGCAACAGCAACATGATCAGTTGCGGCTGGGGTATGTCGAACCGCACCTACATGAAACTGTTCGGTCTGCGCGATGGTAACGGAAACAAGGTCTACCCGGAAATGGCCCAGGGGATGTTGAAGGGATTTCAGATTCAGCGTACCAGCGCTATCCCGGCAAACCTCGGTGACGCTGGCAAAGAGTCGGAAATTTACTTTGCTGACTTTAATGATGTGGTTATCGGTGAAGACGGCAACATGAAGGTGTCGTTCTCGCAGGAAGCATCCTACCAGGACGGGGATGGCAATCTGGTTTCCGCGTTCTCCCGTAACCAGTCGTTGATCCGCGTGGTGACGGAGCACGATATCGGCTTCCGTCATCCGGAAGGTCTTGTTCTCGGGACAAAAGTGCTGTTTTAACCGGTCCTGCACTCTGTGCGACCACGGTCGCCCAGAGTAAAAGCACGTAATTCCCCAGGCCCGCAGCAGCGGGTTTTTTCTTTTCAGGAGCAAAACGATGACAACTAAAGCGGCAAAAGTAGCGGCAGCGGCGGCTGCAGCCGGTGATGTGAAAAGGCCGGATGAACTGAAGCCGGAAAATACAGTGGACGGGGATGGCGGTCAGAATACTGCAGCGGGTTCAGGTGATACAGGTGTTGATCTGACCGGAAGTGAAACAAACGGGGCCACGGGCCTGACGGGAGCAGAAGTGGCGCGGAAAGCGGTTTTTTTCCTGGGACCCTATCATCGTTATTCACGCGGTGATACGGCCTGTTTTGATGCTGAGTACGCAGAAAAACTGGTTGAACGCCATATTGCGGTATGGCCAGAAGATGCGGAAAAGGCGCTGAGTCCCCGCAAGGGAGCCGATGACCATGATACTGACATTGGATGATGTGAAAACCCAGCTCCGTCTGGAGCCGGATTTCACAGAGCATGACGGCATGCTTACTAAAATGGTGGCGGCTGCGCAAAAGAGTATTGAACGTGACTACTACTGCAAACTGGTGGGAAGCGATGACGAACTGCAGGCGCTGCCGGAAGGTGTACGCGGTTTTGTGGCGGATGAAGATATCCAGCTGGCCATGCAGTACCTGGTCGGGGATGCGTATCTGAATGGTTTCACTGGTCAGTGGCTGGATACGGCTGCGGTCCGGCATCTTCTTTTCCCGTTGCAGGAGAACACCGTATGAGCCTGAAGCCGGAAGAGATGACCTGCCGTCTTTCGATTGGGTATATGCAATCCGGTCGGGGGCCGCTGGGTGAACATCTGCCGGAGCAGGTGGTCGCGACAGGGAAAGCCTGGGCGAAGCGCGAACTGGTGTCGGGCAGAAAGGTCCGCACACTGGATCAACAGCAGGTTGTTCAAACGTGTCTTTTTACCACTCATCCGAACCTGAATATTGATATCGACTGGAAAATAACGACGTCTGACCGGGTTTATACCGTTCGTAACGTCGAACGTCTTGCGGACCGCATCATCATCACAGGGGAGGCAGACGCACGTCATGATCGAGCTGGCGTTAAAGGCAGCACTTGAACGCCTGACCGGGCTGGATGTTTATCCTCTGCTCCTGCCTGATGAGCTGCAGGAGGGGATTACTTACCAGTGTATCTCGGATCCGGAACTGTACGCCGGACTGTTGCGCACAGGCCTGATTGCGGGGCGCTTCCAGATAGCGATTCATCTGCTTAATGACTACACCCACCTGTTACAGCTGGATAAGAAAATCAGCGCGGAATGGACCGCTATCGTGCATGGCCATCTGGAGGGTTTTCCCGTGCAGAATGTGTTCCGGGGTGGAATACAGCAGAGTAAAACGGTACTGACCAGCGGCAATATTCAGTACCGGCTCGTGCGGGATTTTACCTTTCACTACCGGGATGCCCCACCATGATCACTATGGATGTAAAAGGGCTGGACGAGCTGGAGCGGCAGCTTACTGCGCTCGGTGAAAAGGTCGGCACGAAGGTGTTACGTGATGCAGGGCGTGAGGCGCTGAAAGTGGTTGAAGAAGACATGAAACAACATGCCGGCTTCGACGAGGCGTCCTCTGCAGAGCATATGCGTGATTCCATCAAAATTCGCTCTTTCACCCGGAAAGGTCGCGGAAATACGGTGGTCACCCTTCGGGTTGGTCCCAGCAAAAAGCATTACATGAAAGCGCTGGCCCAGGAGTTCGGTACGGTGAAACAGGTTGCCGATCCGTTCATCCGTCCGGCACTGGATTACAACGTCCAGAAGGTTCTGCGCATTCTGACCGTAGAAATCCGCAATGGCATTCAGAACAGGTAGCAACCGCTGCCCACTATTTAAGAGAGAATCATTATGGCTGATGAAAATAACACGCCAAAATCATCCCCTGAGTACGCAATGCTTCCTGCCGGGACGGTGGTGAAGTTCGGCGAGGTGGGGGCCGCTGTGGCGGCGCTCAAACCCCTGATTAACTGTAAGGCACTGGGTGCGACAGGTCAGACGGGAGGATTTGTCGACTGTACCACCCTGCTGGACAAGAGTAAGCAGTCGGTGTCAGACCTGCCGGAAGGGCCGGAGAAATCGCTGGGATTCATTGACGACCCGGAAAACGAAGATTTCACCGCGTTCCTCAATGCTGCAGAACAGCGTAAGACCGTTCAGTTTTATATTGAGCTGCCGAACAAACGAACGGCTTCAATGATCCTTGCGCTTTCAGGCTGGCAGATGAACGAAATCACGGCGCCTGCCAGTGAGGTTATCCAGATTACGGTGCAGGGTAAGCAAAATAACATTAAATGGGGGATTGCCGCCCCGGCGCCAGATGCCGGAGCGTAATCCGTTTCCCGTTACACACCGCCTCCGGGCGGTTTTTTTTCGTCTGAAAAACAGGATACACCATGTCTGAATTTAGCCTCTCCGCACTGAAAAATGCACTGCTCAAAACGAAATCCACGCCTACTGAAACTGAAATTTTAGGCACAAAGGTTTACCTGCGTCGGCTGACGGCGGCTGAGCTTATTGATCATGAAGATGCAATCATCGAGGCGCAGACCTCTGGCAATATTCGCAAGGTGGCCGAGCTGAACGTACAGATTGTTATCGACAGCCTAGTCCAGCCTGACGGCTCCACTATTAAAGCCAAAGACAAACCCACAGCCCAGGAGCTGCTGGCGGCACATGATAACCCTGCGCTTCTGGATGCCATCGACAGGGTTAAGAAGCTTGCCCTCGGTAATCTGGAAGCCGCCGAAAAAAACTGAGTGACTCGCCCTGGCTGGAGCTGATTTTCTGGCTGGCCGACCGCTGGGGCGAGCCTGACCCTTCAAAAATTGCGGCGCTTCCGGCTGACACGCTTTTCCACTGGCGTGCTTTCTTCCTCAAACAGGGCATTTTCAAAAAGCCTTCGCCAGAAGGTTCTGACAATAACACGCCCCCTGTTAAATCACCCGCAGCAGCGAACCAGAGTCTGGATACGCAGTGTGCGGCAGTCATGAAGGTATTAATGTAATGGGTGACGTTGCCTCTCTTGCCGTTGGGCTGCATCTGAATGCAGCGAACTTTAAATCGCAGCTGATGAGCGCCTACGGCAGCGCTGAGAGTCAGTCACGCCAGTTTAACCGCAATGCCCAGGCTGATGCGAAAAAGACGGAGGATGCCTATAAGCGTGTTTCTGCTTCGGTATCAGGGCTGGCTGGCAGGCTGGCAGGTTTTGCCGGGGCGGGGTTATCGCTGGGCACCATTATCAGCACCACGCGGCAGTACAGCCAGTCGTTGTCGGATTTGCAGGCCATCACCGGTGCCACCAGTGCGCAGATGAAACTGTATGATCAGGCGGCGCAGGAAATGGGCCGTACAACGGAATACAGCGCATCACAGGCCGCCGAGGCCATTAAACTGATGGCTTCGGCAAAGCCTGAACTGCTGAGTACCTCTGCGGGGCTGACGGCGGCGACCAAAAGCGCGTTAACGCTGGCCCAGGCGGCTGGGACCACGCTTCCGGATGCCACCCGAACGCTGGCCCTGTCATTAAACCAGTTTGGGGCGGGAGCCAGTGAAGCCGACCGGTATATCAACGTGCTGGCTGCTGGTGCGAAATTTGGTTCTTCGGAGATAGCCGACACAGCTGCCGCAATTAAAAATGGCGGGGTGGTTGCGGCACAGGCTGGTGTGGGTTTTGAAACCCTCAATGCCGCCATACAGGTACTGGCAGAGCGCGAGGTTAAAGGCGGCGAGGCCGGGACCGCGCTGCGCAACGTGATCCTGAATCTGGAGAAGGGAACCGATAAGACCCTGAAGCCTTCTGTTGTCGGGCTGAGTCAGGCGCTGGAGAACCTGGCGGGAAAAAACCTGTCAACCAGGCAGGCCGTAAAGCTGTTCGGGGTGGAAAACCTCAGCGCGGCATCCATCCTGGTGCAGAACCGCGAGAAGGTGGAGTCGCTTACCGCCGCCCTGACCGGTACGCAGACCGCGCATGAGCAGGCCAAAATCAGGGTAAATAACCTGAATGGCGATCTTCTCAGTCTGACTTCGGCTTTTGAAGGTCTGATTATTAAAGTAGGGCAGAGCGGAAACGGTCCGCTGCGAAGTGGTGTTCAGACCGTTACCGATGCCATTAATGGCCTGACGGATAATTTTAATACGATCGCCAACGTTGCGCTGTATACACTGATTCCTGTTCTGGCGACAAAACTGACGGCAGGTATCAGGGGGAACATTGGTGCCTGGGTTGAGCAGCAGCAGGCAGTCAGAGCCAGCGCGATGGCGCAGGCCGATATGGCGCGAAAAACGCTGGAAAGTACCGCCGCCACGCTGGCACAGAATAACGCAGAATTCGGGCGTTATCGGGAAATGGAGAAAAGCGCCAGACAATTTGGCCTTAACGTGAGTTACCAGAGCGAGTTTAACCGCTTAATCCGCCAGGAAACCGAGCAGACACTGCTCTCTACCCAGGCAAAGAGCCAGCTGAATGCAGCCAATAAACAGCTTTCCGTTTCAGCCCGCTCAGTCTCTGCAGCAGTAGGTATGGCCAGAGGGGCGCTGGCACTGGTGGGCGGTCCTGTGGGCGCAGCGATGCTCGCCGGTTCGGCGTTACTCTATTTCCATAACCAGGCGAAAAATGCCCGTCAGTCAGCGATTGACCTGAAAAATGCTGTTGTTGAAACGAATGAAGAGCTAAAAAAACTGTCGCTTAACCAGCTCAACGTGAAGCAGCTGGACATTGATGAACAGTTTGAGAATCAGGCTATTCAGCGAAATAAACTGATTAAAGAAATTCAGGATGCGGAAAGCCGTATTGATGGATTGAGTGGCTTCGATCCGTTCGGACAACTTAAAGGCGTACAGAACGATAAAACCCGCTACAAAGGGGATCTGGATGCCGTTGAGCAGGGGTTAAAACTCCTCAAAGAACGGCAAAAGATTGTCAAAGAGGCCATAGAACAAGCTAAATCAGGGAAAACCGATCCCACACCGAAGCCAGATAAACCAGGGAATGAAACAGGGAGTGATAAACCTGATACCCCCTGGACCGGGGAAGGAGGGGATACTGGTAAGGGGCAACAGTCGAAGGTTAACCAGTATGAGCAACTGCGGCGTGAAATCGAAGCGGCGCATGCCTCGAGTCTCGGACGAATCAACCTGCAGGAGCAGGAAAGCGCCAGAAAACTCCTTGAAGCCGCCCGCGCTGACGGAGCCAGCGAGGCCGATATTCAGAAGACTTTGCTGCTGAATGCTGAAAATTATCAGAAACAGCGCCTCGAGCTGGCAGAACAGTATGCGCCGGCCAGAGCAACTCTTACGAAAGAACGCGAAGCGAGCCAGGAGCTGAAGTCGCTCCTGAATGCCCGTCTTCTGGATGAAAAGGAATACCAGACGGCGAGAATCACGCTGGCTCAAAGTACGGTGCGTGAACTGTTACAGGCACAGGCAGCGGCAATGTCTGGCCCTCTGATTGATATCGCCGGGACGGTTGATCCGCTGGCAGAACTGCGTAATCAGCTGACTGAGCGTCAGTCACTGCTGCAGGCGTTTTACCAGAATGATGCGATCAACAAAGAGCAGTACGAACTGCTGAAGCAAAAGGCGGATAAAGATTCCGCTGATGCGCAGTACCAGACGGCGGTCGAGCTGTATAAGTCGCAGGGGAATCTGAACAGTCTCGCAATCGGTCTGATGGAAACCACCCAGGAGCGAACCTCCAACATGCTGACCGGCATGCTGAACGGTACACAGACACTCCGGGACGGGATGATTGGGTTATTTTCCTCCCTGACACAGTCGGTGATTAAAAACCTTGTCGATATGGCAGCGCAGGCGCTGATCACCAACACCATCCTGAAATCCATCATGGGTATCGGCGGCAGTCTTTTTGGCGGTGCAGCCACCGCGAGCACCGGCACGGCCATCAGCAGTTTTGGCAGCAGTTTTAGTTTTAATGCGAAGGGCGGTGTTTATGACTCACCTTCATTAAGTGCCTACAGCAACGGCATCTATGACAGCCCGACCCTGTTTGCTTTTGCAAAGGGGGCTGGCGTGTTTGGTGAGGCTGGTCCGGAAGCCATTATGCCTCTGGCGAAAACGACTGACGGTACGCTGGGTGTCAGGGCGCTGGGTGACCCTGGTTCTTCTGGTGGTGGTACGAATGGGGGAATTGCTTATTCACCTGTGTATCACATTGCCATTCAGAATGACGGGCAAAACGGGGAGATAGGGCCGCAGGCATCGCAGATGCTGGTCAAAATGATCGATACGCGTGTCATGAGTATCCTGAGAACTCAGGGACGTGATGGCGGCATGCTGGCGGGAGGATAAGTGAAAACCTTTCATTGGGCACCCAGGGAGGGGATGCAGTCTTCTGTTTCCCCTTCGGTGACAACCATAAAATTTGGGGATGGCTATGAGCAACGTCGCCCGACCGGACTCAACCATCAGTTAATTAACTTCCAGCCTGTTTTCCGTATAACGTCGGACAATTCCCGCACCGCACTTGAAGCATTTCTGGCCGAGCACGGAGGATATAAAGCCTTTCTGTGGCGACCGCCTAAATACAACCGCACGATAAAAGTTGTCTGCCGGGAGTGGTCTGTTACGGATAACGTCACGTATTCCGATTTCAGCTGTAAATTTGAGCAGGTCATTGCTTAAGGAGCCTTATGCAGGATATTCCTCAGAATACCCTCAACGAAGCCACGAAAACCGAACAGTCGGCCCGCATTGATTTGTGGGAAATCGACCTGACGGCCTTTGGTGGCCAGCGTTACTATTTTTCAAATGAACTGAACGAGAAGGGCGAGCCGGTCACCTGGCAGGGCCGGAAGTATGACGTTTACCCGATACAGGGAACCGGGTTCGACCTGGTAGGGAAAGGGACTACCGCCCGCCCGACGCTGGCGGTGTCGAACCTGTTTGGCATGGTTACGGGACTTGCGGCAGATATGCAGAGCCTCGTCGGGGCCACGGTGGTAAGGCATGTTGTGTACGCCCGTTTTCTTGATGCGGTGAACTTTACAGGCGGCAACCCGGAGGCCGATCCGGAACAGGAAGTGGTCAGCCGCTGGGTGATTGAACAGTTGTCTGAGCTGAAAGCCACCACGGCGACCTTCGTGCTGGCCACACCGACCGAAACGGACGGCAGCGTGTTTCCGGCGCGGATCATGCTGGCTGATGTCTGCAACTGGACCTACCGTTCTGAGGAGTGTGGCTATGCCGGTCCGCCTGTGGCGGATGAGTTTGATAAGCCCACGGCAGACCCGGCAAAAGATGCCTGCAGCAAATGCCGGACTGGCTGCGAGCTGCGTAATAACCTGCCGCGCATCGGCTGCTTCCTCTCGATTAACCGTCTTTCCTGATGGATGATACACCCATGAACAAAACTATCCTGGAGCATGTCGCTGCGTGTGCGCCCGCTGAATCGTGCGGCTATGTGGTGAACACGTCTGCCGGGGAGCGGTATTTTCCCTGCCAGAATCTTTCCGCTGAACCGACAATGTGTTTTCGCATGGATCCGGCTGATTACCTTCAGGCGCAGGCGGCAGGCGATATGGTGGCCCTGGTACACAGCCATCCCGATGGCCTGCCATTTCTCAGCGATGTTGATCGCCGCCTGCAGGTTCAGAGTGGCCTGCCGTGGTGGCTGGTCTGCGATGACCGGACATACAAATTTCGTTGCATGCCGTTCCTCACCGGACGGGCATTTGAGCATGGCGTGACGGACTGTTACACCCTGTTCCGCGATGCGTACCATCTGGCCGGTATTGAGATGCCGGATTTTGCGCGGAAGGAGGACTGGTGGAAGCAGGGGGATAATCTGTATCTGGATAATCTGGAGGCGACCGGCTTTTACCGGGTGAATGCCGCAGAGGCACAGCCCGGAGACATTCTGATTTGTTGTTTTGGTTCATCGGTTGCCAATCATGCTGCGATTTACTGCGGCGATGGCGAGCTGCTGCACCATATTCCTGATCAGCTCAGTAAACGCGAGAGGTATACCGACAAATGGCAACGCCGCACACACTCGATATGGCGACACCGGGCATGGCACGAGTCTGCCTTCACGGGGATTTACAACGATTTGGCCGCCGCTTCAGCCTCAGTATAAAAACGGGGGCCGAGGCCATTTACGCGCTGGCCATGCAGGTTCCGGGCTTCCGGCAGAAAATGAATGATGGCTGGTATCAGATACGCATTGCAGGCCTGGATGTGAATGAAACCAGCCTGTCAGCCCGTCTGCACGAGCCGCTGCCGGACGGGGCCATTATTCATATTGTCCCACGCATGGCTGGGGCTAAATCCGGTGGTCTGTTCCAGGTGGTGCTGGGAGCAGTGGCAATAGCCGCGTCCTTTTTTACAGCAGGGGCTTCACTGGCAGCCTGGGGAGCAGCGTTATCTGCCGGTGCTATTTCGGCATCCTCGGTTCTGTTTTCTATGGGGGCGGCCATGATGCTGGGTGGTGTGGCGCAGATGCTGACGCCGCAGGCAAAAATCCCCTCGTCCCGGCAGACCGATAACGGCAAACAGAACACCTGGTTTTCTTCACTGGACAACATGATGGCGCAGGGTAATGCCCTGCCGGTGTTATACGGTGAAATGCTGGTCGGATCCCGCACGATCTCCCAGGAAATCAGCACACGGGATGAAGGTGGCGGGGGGCAGGTGGTGATCATCGGTCGCTGACTTACTGCAGCATATTTGTATTTACACAGAACCGCCTCCGGGCGGTTCTGTCGTTTCAGAGGGAACAGATTATGGGTAAGGGTGGTGGCAGCAGTAAAACACCGCATGAGGCTCCTGACGACCTGAAATCCAGTCAGATGCTGACGGTAGTTGATGCCATCTGCGAGGGGCCGATTGAAGGTCCTGTGGACGGGCTGAAGAGTGTCAGAATTAACAAAACGCCGGTCCTCGACAGCGACGGTAACGCGATGGTTCATGGTGTCACCGTGGTTTACCGCGTGGGGGAGGATGAGCAAACCGCGATGGAGGGATTCGAAGACTCCGGGGCGGAAACCCTGCTGGGTGTGGAGGTGAAGAAGTCAGAGCCGGTAACCCGCACGATTACCACCAAAACGCTGGACCGTCTGCGCTTTACCTTTGGTGTGCAGTCGCTGGTCAGTACCAGTACCAAAGGCGATCGCAACCCGACCAGCGTACAGATGCAGATCCAGTTTCGCCGGGAAGGTAAGTGGCAGGTGGAACGGAATATCACCATTACAGGTAAAACGACCACGCAGTTTCTGGCATCTGTGGTGATTGATGATTTACCGCCCCGACCGTTTGAAGTCCGCATGCTACGCCTCACTGATGACAGTACGACAGACCTGCTGCAGAACAAAACGGTGTGGTCGGGCTATACCGAAATTATCGATGTGAAACAACGTTACCCGAATACCGCTGTTATCGGCGTAAAAGTGGACGCGGAGCAGTTTGGCAGCCAGCAGGTCACGCGAAACTATCTCCTGCGCGGGCGTATTGTGCCGGTGCCGTCAAATTACGACCCGTTAACGCGGACTTATACGGGACTCTGGGACGGGACGTTTAAACCCGCCTGGACAGATAATCCGGCCTGGTGTGTGCTGGATATGCTGACTCACCCGCGCTATGGCATGGGAAGCCGCATTGGTGTTGCCGATGTGGACAAGTGGGCGCTGTATGCCATTGCACAGTACTGCGATCAGCCTGTCCCTGACGGTTTTGGCAGGACTGAGCCGCGTATCACCTGCAATGCGTATCTGACGGAGCAGCGTAAAGCGTGGGACGTGCTGGGGGACTTTTGTTCCCTGATGCGCTGCATGCCGGTCTGGAACGGCAGCGCCCTGACGTTTGTACAGGACCGGCCCGCCGATAAAGTCTGGACCTATACACAAAGTAATGTGGTCATGCCCGCTGACGGTGCGCCGTTCATCCACAGCTTCAGCGCACTGAAAGAGCGCCATAATGCCACCGAGGTCCGTTACACCGACCCGAATAACGGCTGGGAAACGTCCACCGAGCTGGTGGAAAACGATGCTGCCATCCGGCGCTACGGTCGCAACGTTCTGAAGATGGATGCGTTCGCCTGTACCAGCCGTGGGCAGGCGCACCGCGCCGGACTGTGGGCCATCACCACCGAATTGCTGGAAACACAGACGGTGGATTTTTCCGTAGGGGCTGAGGGATTACGCCACGTTCCCGGCGATATCATTGAGGTCTGCGACAGTGATTATGCCGGTGTGACCGTGGGCGGACGCGTCCTGTCGGTCGACAGCCTTACGCGCACGCTCACGCTGGACCGTGAGGTGGAGATACCGGCAGGCGGCAATGTGGTGCTGAACCTGGTGGGCAGCGATGGCCAGCCTGTTACCGTGGCAGTTACCGCACATCCGGCTCCGGACCGCGTGACCGTCAGCCAGTTACCCGATGGCGTGGCGGAGTACAGCGTGTGGGGGCTGAAACTGCCGGACCTGCGCCAGCGCCTGTTTCGCTGTGTGGCCATACGGGAAAACGATGACGGCACGTATGCTATTACCGCCGTACAGCATGTTCCGGAGAAAGGAGCCATCGTGGATAACGGGGCGACGTTTGATCCGTTGCCGGACACCGGTATCACGAATACGCCGCCTGCCGTGCAGCACCTGACCACAGAGATTCTGGCAGAGGAGGGGCAGTATCAGGCGCGAGCGCGCTGGGATACCCCGCGTGTGGTTAAGGGGGTTAACTTCTCCCTGCGCCTGACGGTGAAAGCGGAAGATAACAGCGACCGGCTGGCCAGCAGCCTGACCCTGACAAAAACGGAGCATACTTTCCGCAACCTGACACCGGGGCGCTACACCCTGACGGTGCGGGCGGTGAACAGCCAGGGCCAGCAGGGCGATCCGGCCAGCACGGATTTCAGCATCGCCGTGCCGGCAGTACCGTCTTATGTTGAGCTGACTCCCGGCTATTTTCAGATCACCGCCACCCCGCGCCAGGCGGTATATGACCCCACGGTGCAGTATGAATTCTGGTTTACGGATAAAAAAATCGCCGATATCCGCCAGGTGGAAACCGATGCGCGTTATCTCGGCACCGCGCTGTACTGGATTGCGGCCAGCAGCAGTATCAAACCCGGCAAGGATTATTACTTCTATATCCGGGCCGTTAACCAGGTCGGAAAATCGGCGTTCGTGGAGGCTAAAGGGCAGGCCAGCAACGATGCGGCGGGTTACCTGGATTTCTTCAAAGGGGAAATCACCGAAAGTCATCTGGGGAAAGAGCTGCTGGAGAAGGTGGGGCTGACAGAAGACAACGCCAGCCGGCTGGATGAGTTTTCGAAAGAATGGCAGGACGCGAACGGCAAATGGAATGCCATGTGGGGCGTGAAGATAGAACAGACTAAAGACGGGAAGCACTATGTGGCTGGTCTGGGCCTGAGTATGGAGGACACGGAAGAAGGGAAGATAAGCCAGTTTCTGGTAGCGGCTGATCGTATCGCGTTTATCAACCCTGCAAATGGCAATGAAACACCCGCCTTCGTGATGCAGGGTGACCAGATATTTATGAATGAGGTATTCCTTAAATATCTGACGGCCCCGAGCATTACCAGCGGCGGGAACCCGCCGACCTTTATGCTGACGCCTGACGGCAAACTGACCGCCCGTAATGCGGATATTAGCGGCCATATCAGTGCGAACTCTGGTGCTCTCAACAATGTGACGATTGAGGAAAACTGCACCATAAAGGGGACGATGCGGGCAGAGAAGATTGTCGGTGATATCGTTAAAGCAGTTGGGCGGGCTTTCCCTGGAATTCCGGGTTTTCCGAATGGAACCCTCACGGTCCAGATACAGGATGATCACGATTTTGATCGGCAGATAATTATTCCACCCATCACTTTTGCAGGAGCAAGTGGGCAATCAGCCACAAGTAATGACCGGTGGACAGATTGTGGGCTTGTTGTGAAGCACAACGGCAGAGAGATATACAACGCATATCCCGCAATTCCAACGAAATCATTCAGTACGGTCATTGATATGCCTGCCGGAGCTGGAAATGTGACCATGAGCTTTACGGTTTCAAGCAAGGGTAATGGTGGCGGCGGCGATACTCCTGCTTTTATCAGTAACCTGCTGGTCATGGTGGTGAAGAAGAACAGCACAGGCATCAGCATTTACTGATGACTGAATCCCAAAACGAGCGCTCATTCGGGCGTTTTTTTTATGGAGGAATTATGGCAGTACTTATCTCTGGCGTATTAAAAGACGGAGCGGGGAAACCGGTACAGGACTGCATCATCCAACTGAATGCGAAGAAAACCAGTGCGACCGTTGTTGTGGAGGTTATGTCATCCTCTGTTACGGACGCGAACGGCCATTACAGCATTGAGGCTGAACCGGGTTATTACAGTGTGTCATTGCAGCGGGAAGGTTTTCCTCCCTCAGCGGCTGGCGATATTTACGTGGCCCCGACCGATACGCCGGATACCCTGAATGCGTTTCTCGATGCGCCAAAGGACGCGGATCTTCGTCCGGAGGTGATGAAACGTTTTGAGGAAATGGTAAACCGCGTAGTGGATTTGAGCGGTGCAACAGAGAAGGATCGGGAACGAGCCGAACAGGCCGCACAGTCAGCGGAGCAGAGTAAAGACGCGACAGCGTTGTCTTCAACGGCTGCGGCAGAGTCACAGCGCCAGGCGGCACTCTCTGCGGATGCAGCTGATGATTCTGCCCAGTCTGCTGCAGATAATGCCCGACAGACAGCGCAGAACGTTCTGGCCAGCAGTGCAGATGCTGACAGTGCGGCAAAGTCGGCACAGACAGCGACGGAACAGGCCGGAGTGGCAAAGACCGCCGCTGATGCGGCACAGAAAGCGCAGCAGGAGGCAGGCGCTTCGGCGCAGTCTGCAGCAGGGAGTGCCGGAAGTGCATCTGCGTCAGCACAAACAGCGGGTGAGCATGCCGGTAATGCAGCAGCATCTGAAACCTCAGCGCGTGAAAGCGCCCTCGCGGCTACACAGGCTGCAGAACAGGGGGATAACAGCGCTGCAGCTGCAGCGCTAAGTGAACTGCATGCCAGGGAGTTCAGTGAAAAGGCTGCTAAATCAGAGACTGAGGCAGCAGGTAGTGCACAATCGGCTTCCTTAAGTGAAGCATCAGCGTTGCAGGCTGCGAAAACTGCTGAGAATCAACAAAATGCAGCCACTGAGAGTGCCACTCGCGCAGAGCAGGCCAGAGATGAGGCCCTGACGCTGCGCGATGAAGCTCAGGAAGACGCCCTGAATGCCCGGAACAGCGCACAGGCTGCTGCTGCCAGTGAGAAAGAAAGTGGACAGGCAAGGAATGAAGCACAGCTCCTTGCTGAACAGGCCAGAAGTGCAGCCTCAAAAGCCGCCGCTGATACCATTAAAGAGATACAGGAAAGTGAAGACCTCAGTGGTCCGCAGGGGCCAGCAGGTGCAAAAGGTGAAAAGGGTGACAAGGGAGACATCGGGTTAACGGGGGCAACAGGACCAATTGGCCCTGCTGGTCCGCAAGGACAGGCAGGTGCAAAAGGCGAAAAGGGTGACAAGGGAGACACCGGGCTAACGGGGTCTACAGGACCAATAGGCCCTGTAGGTCCGCAGGGGCCAGCAGGTGCAAAAGGTGAAAAGGGTAATACCGGATTAACGGGGGCAACAGGACCAACTGGCCCTGCAGGTCCGCAGGGACCGGCAGGTGTAAAAGGGGATAAGGGAGATAAAGGGGATACCGGGTTAACAGGACCACAGGGACCACAAGGACCTGCAGGCGCTAAGGGTGCAACAGGAGCTACTGGACCACAAGGACCAGTAGGTGCAAAGGGAGCAACAGGCGCTACGGGACCGCAGGGGCCGCAGGGACCAGCAGGCGCACCAGCGGGTGCTCTTCATGCTGTAGGTTCGTTTGCGCTGGCATATCTGAGTGTTGGAGCACCTCTTGCCCCAGGCGCAACCGTTGCAGGGGGGAGTCTCAAGGCTTGCGGCATTATTTTTCCACCGGATCGTTATAGTACATACACTATTGATGCCTACAGGTCGGGTGTTCAATATGGGCCTTACCCTCTTCCGGGGACGTGGCGAGCTTGCGGCATTATCTCAAACCAGTGGCCAAACGGTACTACTTCGCATTATGTAGGTCTTTTTCAGCGAATTTCATAAAAGGAGATTGTATGAACATTGAGGGCATTCAGGCTCCTGAGTGGGCGAATAAAGAACATACAGCGATTAACTGCAGGGTTAAATTTGCAGAGTTTGATGAGTTTCTGCCGTTCACTGCATGTCCGAATGATTTTGAGGAGCATGGACGCCGTATCTACAGCGAGCTTGAATCAGGAAAGTATGGACCTGTCGCCCCTTATATTGTGACTGACAGGATGGTGGAGGATTTACGAAATCAGAAACTGACTGAAATCAGCAACTGGCGGGACGTTCAGGAAAATACCAACATTATTTTTGAATTTGGTGGCCAGCGGTGGGATGGAGGTAAAGCCTCGCAGGAGCGTCTTGCGCCCGTGGTTATGGCTGGTAGCTCAGGACAGTTACCGGAGGGATTCTTCTGGACGGATGCGGATAACCACGATGTTCCCGTAAATTTTGCGTTCCTGCAACAGCTTGAGGCGGCGATGATGCAGGTAATGGTGATGCACGGATTCAGAATTCACGAACGGCAGAGGCAGATGAAATCGGAGGTAGCGTTACTTACAGATATTAATGCCATTGCTGAATATCCAGTTGGCTGGAGTGAGAGGAAGTAA